CCTTTATAAAAAGCATCTATCAAAGCATCGACTACATCAATCTTTAAAGTTGCCCGATTCTTTTCAACTGAAATTCCAAAAGGCGATAAACCAGTGGTTGCATTAAGCAAAGCTTTTTCCATAACTTCATCGTCTAAGCGAGTAACCTTATGCGTTGTAAACATATCTTGTAAATACTTAGTTGGTTTAGCTAGATTAGATGGCCACTGCTTGATATTTTCAATATTCCAAGCAGGATAGTTAGCCAACAATGCATCTTTTAAATTAGCAGTCTGATAAGAACCGGCTTCGTCATATCCAAAGTAAAGGACTTTCAACTGGTATTGAAAAACAAATTTGGTCAACCATTGATAAACTTGATCAGTGTTTATAATGCCGTCTTTATGCTCGGTGATTGTACAGAAACCCATCTTTTCCAAAGTTCGATAGTCAATTCCGTCTTGTCGTTCCTTATTTTCAATACTTCCTGAATGGTTCCAAGGGATAAAAGAATGTTGATAAAGAAAGAATTTTGGTTGTCCTCTCCGATCAAAATAGGGAAAAACAAAACCGAAGGCAGTATTATCTGAAAATTGAGAATAATCAAAGCCAATATAAACTTCTCGATTATGCATATCGAATTTCGGAGTAATAGATTCTTCTACATTCTTTAAGGACAAGTAACTATCAATCGAAGCCTGCAGCCAAATATTTAATGATTTGTTTTGAAAAGCAAATAAGTTACCAGCTAAACTATCAGCATCCTTTTCGGTCTTTAAATCCCGTAACATCTTGTCATGCTTTTCTGGCATATCCAATAACGGATTGGCTTTAATCCACATTTCAGGTTTTTCTGTTTCACTAATGTTATCAATTGCCCAAATTAAGCAAAGATAGGTATCACCATCACGTTTCCAATCTTTTTCCATCGATTCAATAATGTGCTTCTCGTCACGATGAAAAGGAACGGTACTATCTGGATAAGCAGTTGATATTTGAATAAATTGTTTGTTATCAACATCAATCTGTCCTGATGTTATTTTAGAAATTTTATCAACGTCAGAAATTGCAGGATCAGCAAATTCATCCCCAATAGCAGTTTTGAAATGGAATCCATCATATTGCCCAGAATCCCAAGTAATGGCTCTTAATTTATTATCGTGTTCAGACATGACAACCATGTCCGACTGTGTAGCTAATGACTTTAAATTAATACCATCTTCTTTTCCCAAAGATTTCCAAGGTTCGCGATTCAAAATCAATCGAAGCATGGTTTTAACATATGAAAGAATTTTGCTAGTCTGCTTAAAATTCTTTGAGGTTACTAAGTAATCCTGACTAGATTGGCCAAGCGATTCAATCAAGAAACTATAAATGATAATAATTGCCATCAAGTAAGTTTTTCCTTGATGACGAGCTTCTGAAATGATCGCTCTGGCAAAACGCTTGTCTCCACCCTCACTGCGCCAGCCTATCAATTGAGCCAAACTGAACTCCTGAAAAGGCATCAATTTAACCGGTTTTAAAGTCTTAACTTCTGGACATTGAGCGGCAAAGTTCAATATTGCTTTAACTTCATCAATCGAATAATGATATGGAAAATCTTTTGTATCTTGTCTTTGCAAATCTCTTAAATGCCGAAAACAGGCAAGCTTCATGTAGTAACCAGTTATATATTTACCATCCAAAACATCAAAAGCATATTTGGTGCCAGGATCTTGATAATCTTTTCGAATCTGGGAAAAATCAATTGATTTATAGGCACCGATAACATCATGTGTTTTTGTTAAGTCAATTCTGATTTTTCTCATCTCCTTTCAAATATCAGCCACCTTTTAAGAATTGTTTGATCTGCTCGGCAGTAGAAGGCTTGTCGGAATTATCTTCCGGAATTTTTAAATCTAAAAGCTCTGCACGCCCTTTAGGCGTTAAACCAAGCTCACTGCCAAGAGCCTTTAATTTAACCGTTGAAGCATCGAGAATCTGCGTGGCAGGATTTCTCTTAAAGCCAAGACTGTCGTGAGCAATAATTTTACCCGTGACCGGATTGACAACTGTTTTTATGATTGGATTCAAAGCACCATTTTTATGAATATGATCATAGGCTTCACGCATCATCTGATAATTGATACAAAACGCTTCAACCATTGTTTTGTCCATTTCATTAACTGTTGGATCGGATTTTATCAACGGAACTAACCTTCGCCACATGTATCTTGCTGTTCCTGTCAAATAACTAGGTGGCTCGTCAGGCAAATCTTTAATTTTTGTAATGATGGTCACCTTCTTTCGTTTTAGGGTTGGAATAAGCAGTAGTTTTGAGCTATTTTCATAAACAAAAACGCCTTAACCGCATGTCTTAGGCGTTGATAGACCCCCCTATAAAAAAGTTTTAAAAATCTTGTTTTGACATGAAATGACCCCAATGTGTGCGCTCTTCCTGAAGCCAAACATGGGCGGGGGTAAATTTTTTTAGCGTATTCGGTATTTTATATTTAAAATTTTTAACGCTCTTAAAACGCAATTTTTAAACGATTAAAACTATCTTTAAAATCTAAATGAGGGTAACTTAAGACCGGTTGGATTTCCCTACGCTTTTGGTATTTGATCGAGATGATTCATGTAATAATCAACTAGCTTCACTTCCGTAATTGGATCAACATCGTTGCGTCCTACGCCATCACTTGAACCATAGTAAACCGATTCGAACTTATCCTTTTTATAATGGCATTCAGGACAAATCACATCAAGATTATCAGCATCATCTGCTTTGCTTGGATCAAATGTAATCGGCACACAATGATCAACAATCTTTGCTGGCTTTACTCGACCTTCGGATAAACAATACTGGCAAAGATAATGTTGCTTATCTAAGACGACTCGTCTTAACCCTTGCCATTCTTTGCTGTGATAAAACTTTTCTTGTGCGTCTTTGATTTTGTTAGCATGCCGATTGATCGCATTGTAATGACGGGAATAACCACGCTCGTGCGTGCCATGATATTTCATGCGTGACTTCAAATAATCAGCTTCCAATGCTCGATGTTGTTCACAATAATAATGATCGATGGTAACTAGGTTATGACAATTTGGGTATCTACATGTTCGTACTGCTGGCATTCATTCAATCCTTTTCGAATTGTCTTTATAAATCTTCTTTACTTCACCGTGATCAAGGTATTCAATATCAATCCACCGTGGTTGACCAACAGTTTTGTCACGATTGTATTCGTAACTAATGTATTCGATTTCTTTTTTAATGCCATCAACAAATACTTCTGGTTCATTCAAATTATTAAAGCGAACTTGAATATGCTCGTGTTTATTTGGGGATGAAATATCCTCGTTGTTATTAAATGGAACAATCATTTAATCACCCACCTTTCATCACAATTGAATCCGTTTCTAATTGCTGCTTGTAATTCAACTTCGTTAATCTTTGTTGGCACGTTTGTTAATTCTGCTTGACCATATAAAAAACCAGAGCAATAACAATTTAAGCTCTGGTTATATAAATAGAATTCTTTGATGTCCACAATCGAATGGTCTTTGCCATACACATCAACGAATATTAATGGTGGATATTTATTCAATTGTTTAATTTGTTTATTCATAATATGTATGCTGAGTTTACCGACATGACAGCTTTCGTCTGGTTTATAGTTTTCCTTCTATATATAATGAATAGCTTTTAAGGTGGAATCATCAAATTCAAAACATTCCATCTTCTTGGTTGCCATCGTATAACCGTTCTTGCTTTCATAAGGATCAGTTGTTTTAAATGTACCGACTTGGTGTTCAACTAAACCAAAGTCATCATTTACAACTTCTTTATGAAAATGTCCATATAATGCCATTCTGTAAGTTGATTTAGCCCAAATATCAGGCGCTTCAGTCGCAAATAACATTGGTGCTTTAGTTTTACCCGCATGACCATGCAAAGCGATAATACCGATTGATTTTCCAACCATAAACACTTTGCGATAATCGTTATTAACTTCTATATCCATGTGTGGATATTTAACACGCAACATTTCTTCAAACATGAAACCAGTGGTTTCGTCATGGTTAGCATTTATATCGAACATGTGCATTTCATCAGAATATTTATAAGATTCCTCGACAATCGGAAACATGAATTTTTCAGCATCTTTTACAGCTTGTACAAAATCAATTGGATCTAATTCTGTGCCTTTAGTTGTCTTAGAGGAATTTAAGGCATCGGAATGCAACAAGTCATTTAATTGAACTATCCAAATCTGTTTCCATCCTTCATGAATCAAAGCTATCAAATCGTTAAAATGATCTTCAATATCTTCGAATTTGGTAATCCCAAAATGAAAATCAGAACAAGCAATAACCAAATTGTGTTTACCAGAAATACCGGTTTTGATTAACTTGATTGGCTCGATCTTTTCATTGAACAATTTAATCAAGTCATCAGTAGATAAATCGGACTGTGTTTTTGGTTTAATTGAAATCTTGAACTGGAAATTCCACTTTGGTGCTTCATTGGCAGATGTAACAGTCCATTCATTTGGATGTGCTGAAACAAGTATCCATTTATCAGGATCGTAACCGGCATATTTAAGAATTTGCTTTGGACTTTTCTTTTTCTTGTCCCTGAAGCTCATATAACGATAAGTAATACGTGCATTACGAATTGTTTCATCATCGTTATAATCAATATCTTGTTCTACTGATTCTTTCTCGTTACCATCAACTTTTTGTATATTTCCGTGATCACCATTTGAACGATTGCCGCGACTAAAATGATGATCAGTACAAACGTGTTTCACAGCGTTTTTAGTAACGAATAAGCCATCGTTTTCGAGTTTTTTTGCAATTTGGGCGTTTGTATAACCGCTATGACAAAAATCTTCAACTTTGTTTAATAGTTCCGGTGTCCAATTCATTTATGTACTGACTTTCTATGCATTCTTCTTAATTCACTCTTTTGCTGACGCTTCACAACTTTCATTGCATTAATAATTTCTTGTGGAACTCGATAATCGTTGTTGCTATTTAATTCATCGATTTTGTCTTCTGAAATATTTGATTTTTTATGTAAATTAAAAGCAATCACAAATAATGCGATTGCCACAATGAATGCTATGAATTTCATGTTTTCTCCTAAATAAAAACACCATTTAAGCGTTTAAGAATACAATTTATTTGTTTTAAAAAAATTTGGAAGGATTATGATGCAAATATTAACAGTAATATCTACAAGTGTAACCGCTGCAACAGCAATTATTTCAATAGTAATATCAGTGATAACCTTACGACGATCAAAGAAAATTCAAGAATCAGATTCTCGTCCATATATTAGTGGATTCCTAAAAACCGTTGAACTGCCCAAGGAAACTTCTGCTCAATTTCTAACAATTCAAAACTTTGGTAAAACAAGTGCAACAATAAAAGAAATCAGTTTATCCGAAGATGCCAAGAAAATAAAAGATTTGATTCCTGCAGAGAAACGTTTTGATGGACTAAAAAACTTCGTTCTAGCACCAAATCAAAAAGTTTCTTTCATAACCTACAGGCTTGAGAACACGCCGCTAAAAAAAGAAATTAGTAACGATCAAAATAAAATAACTGAGATTAATATAAAGTATATAGATCAATTTAATAAAAATTTCGAATACAAAGGCAAATTAAATTTTAGATTTGGAGAAATGGAAGGTTATTTAACAACGGGATATAATTTTTCTGGTTCACATGATGCAGATATTAAGTCAAAAGAACAAATTGCGACTAATCTTGAAGATATTAGACAAGCAATTTATCGTTCTTTATATTAAAAAGCTAGTTGTTAAACTAGCTTTTCTAATACTGCGGGTTGAAACCCTGTTAAATTGCCTTTATCAGTGATTATAAACGGCAACCTTTCAACACCAATTCTTTTTAAATGGTTAATGGCGTTTTGGTCGTTCGTTGTGTTAATTTCCTGATAATCGATATTGTGTGTTCAACCAGCGTTTAGTCATTCTGCATTGAACACAATTTTCTTTCGTGTAAACTATCATTTCCTTAATTCTTCAACGATACTAATATCTCACTAGAACGTCTACACAATGTCCAGTGTTTGTACTGGATTTGTGCTGACTTTGTCTGCCCCACTAAGCACCAAGAAAGTCTCAACTCTAAATCCTTTATGATAACCATATCGAATTGCAAGTTGTAACATGGCTCTATCCATAATTTCATTGGCGCGTTGTCGAGAAGACAGATTAAGAATTGTACAAATATTCGTCCACTTCATATCATGAAATTCATTTGAAATGAAATAATCGATAAAGATTGTTCGGTATAAAGCGTTCATCTCTTTAAAGACCTGCAAATATACGGCAAATTCTGTTCTAGCATCAATGGCTTTTTCCAGTTTGATTTCTTGTGAGTTATCAGCATGACCGCCTTTTGGCATATCTGACCAGATGACAGACTTAAGATCATCAGAAGAACTGCCAGCTTGCTGCATTAATTTATCAAATCGAGAAATTTGATGCTTGCCATGCTTCTTAAAAAACGAACGAACATTTTTGATACTTGCATCCTGGTCAATAC